TTCAAGGGTATCAGAAGATTTAAGAGGAAAAGCAATAGTAATATATGGAGGAAATAACTTAGGTAAAAGTTTACAGGCTTCAAGATTACCTAACCCAATATTTATGCCTTGTGAAAAAGGTCTTAACGCTATTAACGGAGCTTTAGTATTAAAGACTACTTCTTGGTCAGATTTAAAAAAGAATGGTAAAAAGTTATCAAATAAAAAATTTACCAATGTGTTAAATGGTGGAGCACAAATAACATTGATTATAGATGGGTTTGAAAATATAGGAAAATATTGCAAAGCATATCTATGCTCTAAGTATGATGTTCCTACAATAAGTAAAGCCAATGATGGGTATGGAGCATGGGAAGAATACGAAAATCTTGTATGGGGTTTTGTAGATAATCTTTTAGGATTGGGATATACAGTAGTCTTTATAGGGCATGAAAAGTTTGATAAAAAGAAAGATAAATTTGTAATAAATGGAGATGAACGTAACATCAAACCAATTAGAGATAATGCAGATATAGTATGCTATCTTGAATCTAATGGGTTGACAGATGATGGAGTTCCAATACATTCAAGTGCTAATCTTGCCGAAAGTAAAGATTTTTTTGCTAGAACAAGATTTAGTTACATGGATACATATATAGAAGATTTTACAGCAGAAAATTTAGAATCAACTATTGTAGAAGGTATTAAGGCACAGAACAAAGCAGAAGGATATGATTCAGTTACTTTTCAAGAACAACAAGAAATTTATGAGGAAGAAGAGATAACATTTGAAGAAGCAATAGAGCAAATAAAAGAATTATATACGGAGTTTTCAAAGACAGAAACGTTAGAAGATGTATATATGGATATAGTTGCAGAGCATTTAGGAGAAAGTGCAGTAAGCGAAGCCACTCCTAAGCAATTAGAAGCGTTAGTGTGTATAAGAGATGATTTACAAGAAAAATTAGACGAAATGGAATAATAGAATACGGGGTAGGAGACTATCCCGTATTTTTATAAAAAGAGGTGAATTTATGGCAAAAGCAACTTCAGGAAAATGTAATATGTGTGGTAGTAAATTTTTAATAGAAGAATTGATAATAAGGAGTGGTAAAAAGTATTGTAGTGAATGTATTGAGATAAAAGACCAAGAAAATGAAGATTGGAGTACATTATATGAATACATAAAGGATATCTATAATTTTTCAACAGTACCGATTTTATTTATTACTCAACTTAATAAATTTAGAAAAGATGAGAAAAATCCATTGACAAGTATAGGTATGTACTATACTTTGAAATATTATTATGAAATATTAGAGAATGAAATATTAGACGATAAAGGTGTTGGAATAATACCATATTACTATGACCAAGCAAGTAAATACTATTCAAAAGTATTTGATTTGGAAGAAAAAGCAGAGTCATTTATATTTAAAGATAAAAAACAAATTATAAAAACAAAGAGATATAATACATATAATAAAACTAAAAAACAGATTTCATTAAACGTATGGAGGACTGACAATGAAGAATATTAGCAAAAAACAAATTATGAAATATTATAACCCTCAAGCAAGTTGTCAAGTATTGGGTTGTTTAATGAATAATCCTTCTATGATAAAAAGAAGAGAATATAATCTAAATCTTGAGGATTTTATAGGAGATAAGCATATATTATTATTCACTTGCATTTATAACTTAGTGCAACAGGGATTAAAAGAGATTGCTATAGGAGATATAGAAACATATTTATCTACAAATGATTTAAAAGGTCACGATTTATTTTTCAACAATGAACAAAATTTTGAATGGCTGAATATGGTGTACGAAGATGCTAACTTGGGAAATTTTGAATATTACTATGGACTAGTTAGAAAAATGGCTCTATTAAGAGGATATCTAGAAGAAGGATTTGATATAAGAGATATCTTAGATATTGATGAAATAGACCATATAATTATAAAAGAACAGAATGAAAATTTAGACAATAAAACAATAGATGATATAAAAAGACATTTTGATAAAAAAGCTATGAGAGTAAAGCAAAGATTCGATGATAGAGATGAAACCAATAAACGCAAATCTGGGGAAGGAGGAAAAGAATTAAGGAAATTGTTAAAAGAAAGTCCTAACTATGGTTTTAACTTAGAAAGTACATACTTAAATACTATTACAAGAGGAGCTTTACCAAAAAAATTCATATTAGAAACAAGAGATAGTGGTCTTGGAAAAACAAGAGTAGCTATAGAAAGGCTTATAGGTATATGTTCTCCTTATTTATGGGATTTTAAAACAAATAAATACATAAAAAATCCAAATGGTCAAAATAATTCAGGGTTATATATAGGTACAGAAATGGAATTATATGAAGAATTAGAACCTATGATATGGGCTTTTATAAGTGGTGTAGAAGAGAATAAAATAAGAGATGATGAATTAACTGAGGAAGAAGAAACAAGAGTTGATATGGCAGTAGAATATTCTGACCAAATGCAGTTGTTTTTAGAGGATGAAGAAAATTATGATCTGTCTTATTTATGGTCTACTACAGAACAATATAAAGAAGACTATAACATTTCTGTATTATGTATAGATTATCTAGAATTAACCGCCAGTCTGATTGGAGAGTATTCACAATTAACTAGAGGAATGTCAGTAAGAGAAGACCAAGTATTGTTAAATTTATCAGCGAATATAAAAAATATGAGTAAGAAATTTGATTTAACAATTTTTGGATATACACAAACTACAGATGAAGCAAGAAGAGATGGAGTTAGAGACCAAAGGGCAGTAAAAGGTGCTAGATCATTGCCTAATAAATGCGACGTCGGCATTACAGTGTTTGAACCAACAAATAAAGAATTGGAAATGATAGAACCATTAATTAAAAAATGTAAGGGAATAAATAATACAATAACACCAAATGCTTGTTATACAATTTATAAAAATAGAGGAAATGTGCATAAAAATATAAAAATTTGGGGGTATAACAATTTAGGAAACGGAAGATTTATAGACCTATTCTGTACTGATAAAAATTATAACCCTATGAATATACAAGAGACTTTTATTGAATTAGAGGGATAATATATGATTGATAGAGAAGAACTCTTACAATTAATTACAGAAGAAGATATTATACAGATTATGAATAATTTAGGTAGTGAATACATGAAAGATGAAGGAGACCATATAATTTTTGATGCCATATGTCATGGAAGTAATTCTAAAAAATTATGGTATTATAAAAATAGTGGATTACTGCAATGCTATAGTTGTTGTGGGTCTATGAGTTTATATGACTTAATAATGAGTGTATTAAGTGTACCTTTTAAAGAATCTTTTCAATATGTGGCAAATTTTAAAGGTATAGATGTTCATGGAACTAAACCGAAAGGAATTATAAAAAGAGAGAAAGAGAATACTGATTTAAAATTTTTAAGACTACATAGAAAAAAGATTGAAAAAAGGAATATAATATTACCTACATATTCAGAAAATATATTAAACGTATTTGATAATTATATGCCTTCAACTTGGTTTGATGAAGGCATACTCCCCAATATAGCAATGTATTTTGAAATTAAAATATATTTTAATCAAAATAAAGCTATCATTCCCCATAGAGATATCAATGGTAATTTAGTAGGGATAAGAAGTAGAAATTTTAATCATTGGCAAATAGATAGTGGAATGAAATATATGCCTATAAAAATACAGGGACTAACCTATAAATATCCCATGAATTTTAATCTATATGGCTTATATCAAAACAAAGCAAATATAAAAAGATTTAAAAGAGTAATAATATTTGAATCGGAAAAAAGCGTGTTACTTTATGGAAGTATATATGGACAAGAAAATAATATAGCAGTTGCTACATGTGGGATGACGTTCTCATTATTTCAAAGAGATTTATTAATTTCTCTAGGAGTTACGGAAATAATAGTTGCCTATGATATGCAATATGAGTTAGATAAAATAGATAAACAAAATAAGAAGAAGTGGGAAGAATATTGTGGATACTTTAAACGGTTAATTAAAATAGCAAAAATGACAATGGACTATTGCAATATATCTGCAATTAGTTGTTGGGACGATAGAATAAACTATAAAGATTCTCCCATAGATCAAGGGAAAGAGATATTTGAAGAATTATATAG